GCACCAACAGCATTACCAATGCCACCACCAAGGTCAGACAGACCTTTTCTCAAAGCCTCTGCACCCTGTGCGTGTGAGGGTAAAATGTTTACCTGCGGAACCTGTTCGCTAGTATACTTTGAAAATGGACTAGGCATAATTTATTTAGGTTTGACCCCACTTTCCTCCCTTAGCAAAGCCACCGCTTAAAGAATTTCCAACACCACTCATAAAACCGCCAATCATAGATGCGTTGTTAGATGCTGTTGCAGTTCTAGCCTGTAGTTCAGCATTATAGTTACTAGAGTTAATGTTCTGAGCCATCTGGTCTTGTGGGTTAATGTACTGTGGACCAAGGTTTTGGTTCATACCCATAGCGTTAGATGCAATGCCAGTAGGACTAAAGCCCTGCATCATACCCTGCATCATCGGAGCACCATACTGAGCGTAACCCTGTCCAGCAATATTCATATCATTGCCCAAAACTTGATTAGCAAAACCTCTCGACCTGTCTTCACGAACATTACCCAACTGGTAGTTGTTCATAACTTCCTGTGCAACTGCTTGATTTCCAGAAAGACCTCTAGCCGTCATAGCCTCTCTAGCCGACTGTTGACCATACTTCTGCATCTCATCAGTAAGACCTCTGCCAGCACTAAGTCCATACATAGCCTGTTCACGCATTGTGTTCTGTAGGTCTTGACCACCGCCAAGCGAAGACTCGTAAGCAGTACGACTAGCCTGTCCAAGAGGAGCCATAGCATTAGCACCCATCTTGGTAGCATACTCGCCAGCCAACTTTGAAAACGGGTCCATTACCTCTCCATAAAATGTCTGGAGGTTATTAGCCTGTCCACGCATCTGCTCCAACTGCAACTGTTGCCATTGCGGAACAAGTTTACGCTCGGCATCCAGCATCATAGGAGCCATATCGATTTGTGCTCGCATAGTATCCATCGATTCCTTGTAGTAATCACGAGGAGGTGGTGCGTTAACTCTTGTAGAACCCATTAGTTTTTTAGATTTATAGTGTGAGGTTTTGAAAGTTTAATGATATTGTCACCCTTTTGACACCACAGTTGACAACTGGGGTCGTTCTCTATCAAGGGGAATTTCTGGCAAATGTTGGTGCAAATTTTGGTTCTGGCAAGTGGATTGTCAACTAAGGCATCCATTATGAAGTAATCGGTAGGGGTTTCCTTGTGTCCGCATCGTCCTAGCATCTGTGCTAGTGTTGGGTTTTCATTAAACTTACCTACTGGGTAGATAACTACTACCCCATCAACCTTGCCGTTTTCAGTATTTGTAAACAAGAAGCCATTTCTGTCTGCCCACTTTAACCACTCATCTAGATGTATGATATCAAAACAAACTCGCTTGCCAGAATTTCTTTTGGCTTTTACGAAACTTGTTAATCCTTCAAGCGTCAAAGACTTTTGTGCTTAAAGATTCTAAAGATTGTTCTCCAAGGGAAGTTGGTAGCAATATTGTTAGCACTACCAACCGTTGCCAGACCCTGCCAGTAAGCCATATTAACATTAGTACCAGCAGAAACAGGGCTGATGGCTGTAAACCCATCCGTCTGGTTAGCCCAGCCTTGAGGAATATTTTGCATTGCGGAAATCTTAAACTTTCCATCAAAAGCAACCGTCTTATTAAGAACGCATTTCCAATGAAACTGTAATAGTGAAATGTTTGAGTTTCCGCTAATGCCACCATAAGCACCAGCAATTACATCCTTTTCTTGAACCCAATTGTTTGTAAGGACAATAGCCCCGCCAGTAGTAGCCACAGTTTCCATTTTCCAATTGCTACCACGAATCATACCGTAAGCAGTAGCCGAAGACGCAAAAGACATAACCTTCATATCTACTTCAACAATCCAAATTTCGTCTGCTGGCTTAACATATGCAGAAGACAGAAACACTTGGTCCCAAGTGTAAGCAACATTGCTGTTACCCCAACCCCAACTGGCACTAGGAACTGTAACTTCTACTACTTCGTACAACTGAGGTAGCCCCTTGCCTCCAATTGTAGGAGCATTAACTAATTCAGTTTGACCAGTAACCGTAAGATTTCCAACAACAGAAGAGTTTCCTGTAGTAGTAGAATTTCCAGTTACAAAAGAACTTCCTGTAGCAACAATGTTTCCGTTAACAATCTCACTAGCCTTTCTTACATATGTGCAAGCGGTAGGAGAAGCCGTTGCGGTAGCCGAAGTAACCATAACATAAGTAAATGTTAGTGTAGTAACGGCAGTTACCTTAAATGTACCATTATAGCCTGTGCCAGCACCAGAAATAAGAACAACATTATCTACAACAAGTCCGTGGGCAACAAGAGTTGTAACCACAACTGTAAGACCGTTTGCACTAGAATAATTACTTCCAATAACAGCAGTCGAGTCGTAAGGCGTAACTACAATATCTTTGTTTGCTACAGCAGAAATGACAGAAGTCGTAACTGGAAGTCCAGAGCCAAGGAAATCGCCTACAGTAGCCTTCTTTAAAAGCCCACCATCGTTGATAAGTGTAGAGTCAGTAGCCTCAAGTGTGTTAGCCGTAACTGCGGTCTGGTCTGTAATAGCACCAACAAGAAGGCTTGATGCATCAACAAGTTGATTAAGGCGAGCACCAGTTACCTGCTGTCCGTCAATGAAAGTATCACCTTTAGAAATTTGGGTCATTATTGTTTAGATTGATTTGTTTGTTTTTGAGAAACTGCATACACATACGCAGACCGAATAGATGGTCTGAGATTGTTTGATGTAAATTGAAAATTGATAGATGTGCCAATCTTTCTGATTGGATTTCTTCTTGCCGAATCTTCTGAGAATTGAGCACCAAAAGAATCAATCTGAGTATCTACATCTGGGTTTGTTACTTTAGCAATTGTAGTAACTTGAGAGCCAGCCTCGGCTAGAATCTCTACTTCCGCAGAACTAAATCTCTTGTCTCCAATATTTCCAAACGAATATTTTCTGGTTTCAAGAATTCCAATAATATTGTTTTTAGGAAATGAAAGAGGTTCTAGCGTAGCAGGAAGATAAAAAGGCAACACAGGCTTGCCAGAGTTAGGGTCACCTACAGCCCAGTCTTGATATTCATCCCAATTAAGTTCTTCCAAAAGGAAAATACCTTGGTCTGTATCAGCCGCATAAAGCCGTCTTTGGTTGTCTTTCTTGGCAACAATAAAATCAAAGATATCAAATCCAGCAGGATAAACATCTACAGACTCCCATTGCTTTAAGATAAAGTTAAACACCAATACGGCATTATTATCTGTAGAGCCATCAATCGGAACAGCAATGTAGTAACGATTATTCCAGTAAGTAGCAACTGAACGATAAGCGTATGTGTTGTTGATTCTTTGAATTACATCGTCAATAGGAGCAGAGATAGGGTCTGCCATTGAAAGCAGTTTCATTGAGTCAGCAGACGCTGGCTGTGGCTGAAGGAAGTATACGCCATTGTCAGACAGAAAGAAAACGCCACCACCAGCCTGTACGACAGACTTTCGTGCAGAACAACCAATGTCCGTAGCAAGCGTTCTAACATAGGAGTCAGAGGAAAGACCATCTCCACTTGCGTACCTATTAGAACCTACGCCAATGTAGAAAATACTGCCACGCATAAACACCAAAAACTCATTTAGAGTCCAAGGTGACACACCAATAATTTGGTCGTTAGTTCCGTTGTTAATTGTAAAAGCGTCAACAGCATCCCAGTCATTATAGTTCAAGTAATTACTTACTGAAACTGTGTCATTATCTCTAAGTGGATTGGTTTCTGCGTGATGACTTCCCAGAGCAATTAGTCTGTTTGCATAAAACAAAAGACCAGCACAGTTAGGAAACTGATGACCAGATGCAGGAGTTATTGGAAGAACTGTAATAGTAACATTTAAGTCCCAAAGAAGTGGACGCTTATTATGCCCACGAGTAATAAACACCTTGTCAATGGCTGTAACTACATCGCAACCATCCTGTGTAATAATCGTTTCTCCATTAGGAAAGTTAACTTTAACACTAACTGTTTGAGTCTGAGGATTGTATGAAAACAACCCATTAGTAACAACAACAATGATGATTTCCTGTCCAGTTGCATTAAGGTATGTTCCAACACCATAAACAATCTGTCCAATGAGAGCACCAATGGTTTTTCTTTGAACACCTTTTCTTACCGTAGCAACGCCACGGTCTAGTCTAAAGTTCTGAGAACGGCTTACAATACCAGCAGGAAGAGCATTAGGATTATCACGGCTGTTAAGCCCAATAAACGATATGTCTCCCTCTCGCTGGTATTCCTGCTGTGCCATTACTTGATAACAATAGAATAGTACACAGCCTTAATCTTTTCAGACCAGCGTGTACCGACATAAACGCCACCAAGGAAGGTGACCGTAGCGAGAATAATAGTAATCATACAGGGAGAGAAATTTTGAGACGCTTGAGTTCAGCCTTCAGTTCAGCCTCGGTGGGCTTAGAGATAAGGGTCAGAGTACCAGAATACCTACCACCCTTGGGAAACTCTTTAAGTGTAAGACAGGACTTGTCCTTAACAAAGGCAGTCCAAGAAACATCGATGACAATAGGTTGAGTAGCCATTATGATGTATATGTGTAGTATCCGCCATTTCCGTCAGCGTAGTAACTGTAATTATAAGTGTAATAATTACCCATTCCGTCATCGTAAGAGCAAGACTCACTAGTGAAAGATGAGTTAGCCCAAGGGTAATTAGTTCCACCCGCTACTCCATAATAACCACCCATACCATTGTGATTATATGCATTAAAGGAATTTCCGTTACTAAATGGTCCTTGTTCTCCACTACAACTTGTACTAATCATAATAGTTAAATTAGTCGTAAATGTAACAAGTGGCTGGTATGAATCCTTGTACTGAATATTTGAAGCAGTCCCCCAAGCGGTATAAACGCCACCAAAACCATCGTTTACTACTGTTACATCACAGGTTTGATTGGGGAAATAATAAGTAGTACCATCGTTATCTATGGATACTTCAGTCCCTCCGTGGGCAACTGGGTATTCAACTCCGTAAAGTGTACTATTGTACGAACCATTAGCAGGGAAAGATGGGGCAACTACACTAGGAAACGCCACAATGGAATTAAACCCATTACGGCTAGAGCCAGACGAGATGCCTGTGCCAATCCTATGTAGGTCAA